TGAATAGCCCGGGTGGCATGAACGTCGGCGGCGTCTACTACGACGTCGAGCTCAACACCGGCCAGCTGCTGCAAGACAGCCGCAAAGCCGACAGCGCGCTGCGCGGCGTCGAGTTCCGCATGGGCGCCGTGGCGCTCGCCGTCAAGGCCCTGGCCGCGGCGCTGGCCCTCATCAAGATGGCCCAGGTTGCCGACGACATGCGCCTGCTGTCGGCCCGGGTCGAGGTCGCCGCGGGCAGCATCGAGCGCGGCGCCGAGGCGATGAACGCGCTGGCGCGCATCAGCGTCCGCACGCAGACCGCGCTGGCCGACAGCGTGCAGGTATTCACCCGCCTGAACAGCTCGATCTTGCAGATGGGCGGCACGCAGCAGGACACGCTGCGGATCACCGAGCTGCTGGCCATGGCGATCAAGGTCAGCGGCGCCAGCGCCACCGAGGCCGCCAGCGCGATGACGCAGTTCGGCCAGGCGCTCGGCTCCGGTCAGCTGCAGGGCGACGAGCTGCGCAGCCTGCTCGAGAACGCGCCGTACCTGATGAAGCAGCTGGCCGCCGGTATCGGCGTGCCGGTGGGCGCGCTGAAGAAGCTCGGCGAGGAGGGCAAGCTGACGGCAGACGTGGTGACCGCGGCGCTAACGAAGGCGGCCGGGCAGATCGAGACCGACTTCAACAAGCTGCCGCAGACCTTCGAGGCGGCGATGGTCGCCCTTGTCGACCAGCTGCGCATGGCGAGCAAGGCGGCCGACGACTTGAGCGGCACGAGCACTGTGCTGACCGGCATCGCGCGGGGCACGGCAGACGCCGTCGGCCTTCTGGCGGACGAGCTGAAGGCAGCAACAGGCGAGGCCGACAACCTGGGCCGCAACGACGCCATCGGCGAATGGTCGCGCCGCACGACGCTGGTGCTGTCCTACGTGGCCGACGCCGCCGACCTGACCTGGCAGACGCTGAGCGTGCTCGGCCGGAATGTCCGGTTCGTCTTCGAGGGCGTGGGCCGCGAGATCGGCGGCATCGGTGCGCAGATCGCGGCCGTCATGCGCGGCGACTTCGCGCAGGCCGCGGCCATCGGCGACCAGATCAAGGCCGACGCCGCCGCGGCGCGCAGCGCTCTCGACGCGGCCGACGCACGCAGCCTTGGCGGCCGACCGCTTCTCGGCGAGGGTATGCGCAGCCGGATCGGCCGTGGCGTAGCTCCCTCGACGCCGGCCCCAGACCCGGAAGCCGCAGCGCGCGCCGCTGCCGCCGCCGAAGCGAAAGCCAGGGCCGAGGCCGAGGCGCGGGCAAAGGCCGCCGCCGCTGCCGCGAAGAAGGCCGCCGACGAGGCGAAGAAGGCGGCCGACGAGCGCACCCGCGGTTATCTCGAGCAGATCGAGGGCGAGCGCCGCGTGCAGGAGGAGGCCGACGCGGCCGCGCAGAAGTTCTTCGAGAACCAGCAGCGCCGGCGCGAGCAGGAAGCCCAGGCCGAGGAGCAGGCGAAGCGCAAGCGCGACGAGGGCGCGCAGTTCGCCATGGGCCTGGCCATCGGCGACGACCCTGTGGCCCGGCTGCAGCTTGAGCTCGAGCAAAAGAGCGCGCTACTCCGCGAATACGCCGCGCTCGACCAGGAGAACCTGGCGCTGTACGCCGCCGCCAAGGTGCAGCTCGAGCAGGACACCGCGCTGCGGATCACCGAGATCCTGGCAGACCAGGAGGCCAAGCGCATGGCCACGCAGTCGCAGGCCCTGAACGCCTACGGCAGCCTGTTCGGCAGCCTGGCCGACATCACCAAGAGCTTTGCCGGCGAGCAAAGCGGCATCTACAAGGCGATGTTCGTCGCGTCGAAGGGCTTCGCCATCGCCGACGCCATCCTGAAGATCCAGCAGGGCATCGCCAACGCCTCGGCGCTGCCGTACCCGGCGAACATCGGCGCGATGGCCAGCGTGGCGGCGGCCACCGGCAGCATCATCAGCACGATGCAGGGCGTGAACTACGGCGGCGGCCGTCAGTACGGCGGCCCCGTCAGCGCCGGCAGCATGTACCGCATTAACGAGACTGGTCGGCCTGAGATGTTCGTCGGCAGCGGCGGGCGGCAGTTCCTCATGCCGAACACCAGCGGCCAGGTCGTACCGGCTGACGAGCTGGGCGGCGGTGGCGGCGGCTGGACGATCAACGTCTACGGTGCCCCGGCAGGCACGACGGCCAGCGTGAACAACGAGTCGCGCACCATCGAGATCGCGGTCGCGCGGGCCGAGGCCAACTTCGTGAACCAGATGCGCGAGAACAGCGGCCCGCAGTTCCAGGCCCTGACCAGCAGCACCAACGTCAGGCCCCGGATGTAGCCCCGGCGCGGCCCGCATGCGTTCCTAGCATGCCGCAGGTGCCTATCGCCTACCCCTCCGGCCTGCCGACCGTCCTCGCGTCCAAGCGCACCAGCAAGGCCGCAGCCTTCAGCGTGGCCAGCCCGCGCCGCGGCACGCCCTACGTCGAGCCCACGGGCACCGACACGCCGACCGTCTTCGATGTCGAGTGGCTGCTGCCCGAGATCCATGCGGCGGCGCTTGTGGAGTGGGTCGAGGTCACGCTGCTGGCCGGCACCCTGGAGTTCACGATCCCGCTGCGCACCGAGAAGGGCCTGCTCGAGATCACCGCGAACTTCCTCCCCGATGGGCTGCTCGACCGTGAGCGCGTCGGGCCCCTCTGGCGCTACCGCGCGGCCCTTGTCTCCCGCACGGGAACAGGCCCCTTCATCGTGCCGCCGGCGCCCACGGGCAGCGGCTGGATTTATGACCCAACGGAGAGAGCTGTGCTCGTCACCTCTGACAAACTGAAGATCGGCTCCAACGCCAACAACCTCGGCAAGGGCCTGCAGATCGGCGGTGGCGACGCGGCCCACGGCTCACAGGGCACGCTGTTCAACACCGACGGCCACGCGACTTGGCTCCGCGTGCAGCCGTCGCGCAACGAGCAGACCGTCGAGATGCTGGTGTACCCGAGCACCAGCCAGGGCATCGGGCAGTCGGTCAGCGGCACCAACCAGATCACGCGCACGCGCGGCACGCCTTTCTCGACGGCGTGGATCGGTAGGCGCTTCTACTTCGGCGAGGCCGTCTACACCGTGGCGACGGTGCCGAGTGTCGACTCGATGACGGTCACGCAGGTCGGCGGCGGCGCTGTCTCGTTCGCTTCGTCGTTCGAGGAGACCTACCACTTCGGTGCCGTGACCGGCTCGGGCATGTGCAACGTCGTCGACTCGACGGTGACGCGGCTTACCGGCGACCCGTTCATCCCGTTCATCGCGGCCCCCTTCGTGCTGCGCATCAACGGCGTGGCCCGCACGGTGTCGAGCTTCACCGACATCAGCACGCTGGTGCTGGCGACCGCGCCGGGCGACGCCACGAACGTGCCTTACGAGTTCGAGGTCACGATCAACGACCAACTTGCCACGTTCCGCCTGCAGAAGCTGATCGGCGCCGACGAGGAGAACCTGAGCATCTGGGCCCGCTATGACGGGTACTGGATGCACAGCCTGTTCGCTGGCGGCGGCAAGTACCGCAAGCTGATCATCGGCTCGGGCGAGATCAGCGGCGGCGTGCTGGCGCGGCAGCTTGTGGCGCAGGCCAACGGCGACCTGACCATCGGCGGCGACTACGACTACGAGGCCATCCGCGTGCTGAACCAGGCCGGCGCGGTCAACCGGCTGGAGACGCAGGGCGCCACTGTCGGAGTGAACCCGGCTTGGCGCGCACGCGGCAGCGACACGAACGTCGGCATGGGCTTCGACGCCAAGGGCACCGGGTCATTCACGTTCACCGGCGGCGCCTTCAGTCGCACGCTGTTCCAGGTCTTTGGCTCGACGACCGGCACCTCGTGGCTGGGCGTCGGCACGAGCACCACGGACGGGCCAGCCCTGTCGGCCAACGGCGCCGCATCGAACATCGACGTGCGGCTGTCGCCGAAGGGCACCGGCCGCGTGTGGCTGGGCGAGTGGGTCACCAACGCCGACGCTGTGGTGAACGGTTATGTGTGGGTCAAGGACAGCGCCGGCACGCTGCGCAAGCTGGCAACCATCGCGTAAGGACAACAACATGAGCATCGAAAAGAACCTGGACGGCTACATCGGCGACATCGTGGGCGGCATGGTCCGCGAGGCAGCGCTGCTCAAGATGCGCGCCGAGGCCGCCGAGCGGCGCGTCGCCGAGCTCGAATCTGCCATGGCGGCCGTCAAGCCACCGGCCGAAGCTGGCGGCGGCGCGGAGATGCTCACCTCGCGGTAGCCGGCCGCCGGGTCTGGTTCGACATGCCAATCACCGAGCGCGCCTTCTGGGCCCGCAAGCCCGTTGAGGTCCGCTTCGAGACCGTGGTGTTCAGCCACGCCGAGTTCGACGCGCCGTTCCGCCTGGTGCGCAACGAGTTCGCGGCCGTCACGCTGGGCGGGCACAGCTACACGCCGGTCAGCATGGACATCCGGCCGCCGACGCGCACGCCGAGCGAGCAGCCGAAGCTGGTCGTCAGCTTCGCGCGCCAGCAGGTCGGCCGCGACTTCAAGGCGCAGCTGCGGCTGATCCGCGCCGCGGGCTCGCGCGACCCCGTGAGCGTGACCTATGCCGTCTGGCTGCAGGACATCGACGCACCGAAGCGCACCTGGACGCTGTACGCCGACGACCGCGGCGGCGTGAGCTTCAACGCCAGCACAGTGCAGGTCAGCGCCACGCTTGACCGCCTGCGCCGCGTGGCCCGCGCGCCGCTGTACCTGCCCGAGCTGTTCACGGGCCTCGAGCTGGTGTAGCTGCTTCCTAGCATGCAGCAGGCGGATAGGGATGCAACCCGAAGAGCCTTCAGCAAGCCTGCCGCTCCTTCATGCTGACAAGGAGCTGGCCTTGACCTACGAACTGACCGCCGCGCGGCTGCGCGAGCTGCTGCACTACGATCGCGAGACCGGGATCTTTACCCGCCGAACTGACTGCCCTAGCAATCGCAGGGACCGGAAGATCGGAATGGAAGTCGGATCGCTGATGCCGCTTGGCTACACGGAGATCGGGTTAGCTGGGGTGAGGTTTCTTGCGCATCGGCTTGCCGTGCTTTACGTCACCGGCGAATGGCCCGCTCTGCAGGTCGACCATATCAACGGCAACCGCTTTGACAACAGGTGGAACAACCTTCGGCAAGTCGACAACACGACGAACATTGAGAACCGGAAAGGCCCCAACAAGAACAACCGTAGCGGCTGGCTTGGGTGCCACCGAGAAAAGCACAACGGAAAGTGGATCGCCCAGATCACCGTCATGAGAAAGCAGATCCCACTGGGGCGGTACTCCACGCCGGAAGAGGCTCAGGCGGCCTACATACAAGCCAAGAGGCGGCTGCACAAGGGATGCACTTTGTGACGCCCGCGCAGTTTGCAGATCGCTTCATGAGCATCGACGGGCCGGGCTATCGGCGCTGGTGTTCGTCCTGGGAATTCTGTGACTGCTTTGGCGCTGTGGCCCTCTACTGGCGCGAGGTGCACGGCCGCGAGCTGCACCCGACGCCGCTGCAGAGCATGGCCGACGGCTTTGCGTCGATGGGCGGCGCCTGGGCTGAGTGCGGCCCGCTGCCCGGCGCCTGCGGCTTCATGGCCTGGCACGCCGGCCAGCCGCGGCACTGCGGCGTGCTGCTGCCCGGTGGCGAGCTGCTGCACACCGAAGACCCAGGCGGCCCCCGCATCACGCGCCTGCCGGCCATGCAGCGCCTGTATCCCGACATCCGCTTCTACGCGCCGACCGCGGCGGCCTTCGCAGCATCGCCCCCACCATGACCGCAACCCTAATCATCCTGCGCGACCCCGCCGGCATCCTCGGCCGCGAGGTGCACGCGCTGCACGCCGATGCGCCGCTGCAGCTGCAGATCGAGGCGGCCATGCCGGGCGGCGGCGCCGAGTGCGAACTGCTGATCAACGGCGAGCGCGCCGACCCGTTCACCGATGCGCGGCTCGACATGCCCCCGCAGTGCGGCGATACGGTGGTGGTGGCGCAGCGGCCGGCGGGCCTTGACCCGGTGACCATCGCGATCATCGCGGGCCTCACGCTCGCGGTCGCGTCCTTCGCGCTGATCCCGAAGCTGCCGGGCCAGTCATCAACCGCGACAAACAACAGCCCAAACAACCGGCTTACAGGGCAGAGCAACGTCGCGCGGGCCTATCAGGCGATTCCCGATCTGTACGGCCGGCGCCGCGTGTGGCCGGACCTGATCCAGCCTTCGACAATCGAGTACGTCAACCACGTTAAGTGGGTGACGGAGTGGCTCTGCGTGTCACGCGGCAAGTGCACGATCAGCGATGTCAAGTTTGCTGACACGCCGCTCAGCGACATCGAAGGCGCGAGCTGGGCGCTGTACGAGCCGGGCACCACGCCACCGGCGCCGCCTGGCGGAACGGCGCCGCCGGCGCCGCCCACGCCTACCCCGCCGCCTGGTGTGCCGGCCGGTTACCCCGAAGCGCTCACAACGCGCCTCGCCGGCGTAACGGAGAGCTTTGCAGCGCCGGACGCCGACGGGCAGGAGTTGTCGCGGAATGCGACATACACCCCCGTCCCCACTGACTGGCTAATTAGCCTGACCGTGGGGAGCCCGTCAACAAACATCGTAATTCAGGCCTACGACTCGATCGCTTACAACCAGATCAGGGCGTCCTCTCTTCCGCTGTCGTGCTCATTTCACTTTCAGGCTCCGGCCTATGCCCCAATCAGCGGAACCATAACTTCAATCTCAACCTCCGCAGGCATTGTGACCA